TTTTAAATATTTAAAAATACTTTTTATTACAATTTAGTCTATACGATAAATTATTATATTTTAAAATATTAAATTTCTCCGATTTATATCTTAAGGAGATATTTCGATCGTTATATCTTGATTTCGAAATAATTTTCGGATATTGTCCTCTGTGGTCTTTAAGGTGGGATTATTCCATAAGTTTAATCTTCTAAGCTTTTTTAACTTTCCTATTTCATCGGGTATAGATATTAATTTGTTGCTGGACAAACTTAAGGTTAATAAATTTTCTAACTGTCCAATTTCTTTTGGGAGTGTTGTAAGTAGATTATTGTTTAAATCTATTATACTTAATTTTTCTAATTCACTTATATCTTCGGGTAAGTTTGAGAGATTATTTCCACTTAAAAATAACACTTCTAAATTTTTTAAATCCCAGAATTCCTTCGGAAAGCTTGAGATTTTATTTCTTGTAATGTCCAACATTTTTAGATTTTCTAATTCCCCAATTTCTTCAGGTAAAGTGGTCAGTTCGTTGTCTCTCAGATACAATCGTTCTAAATTTACTAGTTGTCCAATTTCTTTTGGGAGTGTCGATAGCTTATTTCTACTCAAATCTAGAATTCGTACTTCTTTGGGCTTTCTTAATGCAACGGAAAGATTTTGATATATTATTACTTCTTTGGGTTGGGATTGTAGTTCTAAAAGAAAACAAAAAAAGATTAATATTAATTTTTTTAAAAAATGATGAGTTAATATTCCGGATTTCATATTGAATACTTAAACAAATTCTTTCAAATCTACTTTGTCAATTTAAAATATAAAAATCACTATTTCTAAACCGATTAGAGCCAGAGAACAACTTTTAAAACGAGATTGAATTTGTTTTTCGACTTTAAAAGAAAAAATAGGAAAACCGATGAGACCTAAAGAAAAGTAGTTTCTAAAAATTAAACTGAACTTCTTTTTTTTAAATAAAATAACGGTGGAAGCTCTTGCAGAAAAAATAAATTTAAAAAACTCGTATAGGATCATTTGAGGTTTAAAAACTCTTCTGAAAGTTTTTTAGACATATTTATCTGTTCTAAAACGGATTTAAAAACCGTATCTAAAATCTCTTCTATACCGTCTTTAGAATGATAAAGACCAAAAGATTGAGTAGACAATTGATGAAATATGAGTTCCTTATTTAAGTTAGGGTTTTTCTGAATGATTTCACTCGTTTTTGAAAGAAGACTTTTTACTAAGTTATACGCTTCGTTAGAAGCATCTTTTTCCGATAATCCCTTATTTTTAGCGATTTGAGTGACTTGGCCGATTTGCTGAAAAATTAAATCCTGATTCATAGTGTTAGATTTTCCTCCACAACAACAACTCATATTCTTACATCCATTTTTTAATCGGGCAAGACTCTTGTTTTAATTTTGTTTTTAATCTAACAAAACAACCACATACGCTACAACGTTCCGAAAGAAAACCTTTCAAAAGTAAAGAACAAGAAAGACAAATCTCTAAACGATGATCTAAATCCTTTTTTTCTATCATATATTTAACTCCAGTAACGACCTTGGATTTCGTATGTGGAAATTAGTTTCCAGTTAAAAAATTCGTATTTCAAAACTCTATAACGAGTATACCAATTTGGAATATAACAAGAATTGCATAGATGTCTACAACAAGTAGAAGTACAACATACAACAAACCCTCCACCCGTCCAACAAAGACCTATACTATTAGATTGTGAATATCCACCGGGACAATCAGGACAAGTAAACCAAGGACCCAAAGAAAAACAGGAATCATAACCACCACACTGATTACAGTCGTTTACTGTCGTACCATAATCAAGATGGGCATCCACAACGTGCCAGGTATCTCCCACAGAATACGAACCTTTCGGAAAGACGTCATAACGGTTCGAACCAAAATTCCCCACCCAATGCCCCCCTGCACCACTAACGGGTGAGGAAGGACCAAAAGGTGGGGTTATGCGAAAGGGAGCCAGTTTATTCCTTCATCCTTACTCCAATACGCAAAATTACCTTGTGTTCTGATCCTAAAATTAGCGTTATCAAATCCTTGTGAAGGAGTGGTTTTAATAAAGTTTTTGGATTCTATATAAGTATAGAGCCAGTTAATGGCACTGGATAAAGAAGTGTTATCCAATATATTCGGGTTTAAAACAACGTCTACTCCTGCAAGTTTCGGGTCAAAAACCGGAAGAGTTCTTACAAGATTTGTAATATTATTTCCGTTTTTAGCGTATTTTAAAAGACCGATTCTATTTTGGGTGACTAAAGGATTTCCATTAGTATTTAACCATTGTTCGTAAAGACGGGTTCTGTATGTTTTACGAGTGGGTTTTGGTTGTGGCTGAAATCTTTCGGTTTGAGAATTAAAAACGGCTACCGACTTCTCATCCGACAAAACGGACTCAAATTCCATTTCATAAATACCTACAACCGAATTCGCGTTAGGGGTAAGAGTGGTTTCCGGAAAAATATAGACTGAATCCGATTTTATGAATATACCGCTACCCACTAAAATCGCATTCTGATTTTTTAAACTAACTTGAAAACCGATTGCAGTGTCTGAATTTCTACCGATACAAAAAAGAATCGAAGTTAAAAGGATACGGATATAAGAATCATCATTCAAAGCACCAGAAAGTCTATTGATGTCATCTGCATTTATCTTTTGAAAAACGTTTTGATAGTAGGTTTTTAATTCGTTATTAGTAAGAGAAACTTCAGTCTGCATTTTTAGCTCCTATATAAACGGCTGTACCCGCCGCTAAGATACGATTGAGTTCTGTGATTTGAACGTTTGAAATGGATGAGAAATCCTCAACAAGTATATAACTCACTCCTAATAGAGGGGTGACGATACTTGAAACCGCTTTAGTGTTAGGGCCTGGAAGAAAAAGACCCGTATCGGTTGCTGAAACGTCGCTTGTAAATCCAAGTTCGTTACACCTTAAAACCGCGTAATCGGGTCTTTGGAAAATAAGAGAGATTTTTGTAAGAGTGGGCTCGTTTGATAACACATATCCTAAAATATATCCTACAAATTCGGGATCATCCATTCCTAAAGGTCTTTCGATACCTAAAAGATTTGCCCATTTTGTAAGAAAACGACCTTCCGCTTGAGTGAGAGTAGCACACGTAAAAGCAAGTTCCTGAAAGGATAAATGCCATTCTACACTGTTAAATAAGGCACCCTTGTTTATGTCGTTGATATTTGTAACGGGGGAAAGTTCAGGTCTATCCAAATTCCCCCAAAGAGACTGAAAAGTAGGATCGGTAGGATTAAACTGAGGTAGTTTATCAAGTAATTTGTTCATAACGAATCTACTTTAGAAATTTCGCATGTAATTACACCTAGGGAAGATCCTCCCGTACGGGGAAGAAAAGTAGGTGGAACAGAAATGTCGTTTGGAGTAGGTATTGGGTTTGGGACCGGATTATTTGCGAGTTTACCGTAGAATTCTAGAATTGTTACACGATAAAAATCGGGATGGCTTTTTAGAATTGTTGCTTCTACTTGTTTGAGTAAAACGTCAAAACCGATCGGTAGAGTGTTAATATAGGAAGTAAGTGCGTTAGTTGCAATTGTGTTTGCTTCTTCTAAGGAAACTTGAGAATTATTTAAAACCTCCAAACGAAACCTTACAGTGATACCTAGTACTGGTATTTTAAAAACGTTTACCCAGGTCCCAGCGGCTGAAAATCCAGGAAAGTTGCTAGGATCGTTTAAGTCCCCTTCGATCGTTTTTAAAACTAAATCCAAAAGACTTTGAGGTGGGTTTGACGTACCATCGGATACATAAATATTAATCCAACCAAATTCTATAGCACCAGAATACGGATTTTTATTCGTAGTGATTTGAGCGCCAAGAATCCCAGGAATCGAAATAACGGCTGTGTAAATACCGAGTGGGGTGGATCTACCCAAAGAAACGATAAAGTTCCTAAATCTTTTTAGTCTGCTTTCTTCGGTTTCTTTATTACTTCCCCCGGTAAAATCACTGGGATTCCAAACCCTAGTATTTGCAGGAAGTTGAATATTTAAAGAACCTAATCCTTCTTCAGTATTGATAGATAGCCTACGAATATTAAAGTCTATACCGGGTTCTTTGGCCCTTATCTCGATTTCAGTGTATTCTTGACCGACTAAAAGTGTAACGGGGGATATGGATTCAAATAAAAGTCCGAAAAGGTCTAAAGTAAAAATAGGAATTTCTATATTTTCTAAATTGTCTTTGTGTTCTATTCGAACGATACCGACTGATTTTAAACCGGGGAGTCTTGGATAACCTAATGCGTTGTATATCCCTTCCCGGATCGAATAATCAAAACCGTTTAAGGTTCTTAGATCTCCTTCGGCTAAAACGTTTGCAATCGCACAAATCCAGGTATATATCCTGGAACCTGGATTAAAATTAGAAAGTCTAGAACCGCTAGCGATTAGATAGTTTTGAATCGCAAGTCTATATTCTATTTCCGTTTTGGGAACGTAAGGTAGGGCCACTAACTTTTGAATGTATATTCAAAAAACGATTATCGGGAAATTCCCGATAATGGGTTTTAACATACAAAATAAAAGAAGTGGGAATAACGGATCTAGCCAAGACAGGAGTAAATACACTTTTAGGACTCAATTCGTACGAACCTCAAAACGTATTTTCGTTTGCCTTTTACGAAAAAGAAAAAAACGGAAACTATAACTTAAATTCGATCGATAGTAACGAATATTTTTTTGTAAACGGACCTTTAAGTTATACAGAGAATTTTAAATATAGAACTAGTATTTCTAAAACGTTCGGTTCTACCGTGGTCCTAGACTACGGACCCGATAATCACGAGATTAAATTAGAAGGTGAATTTCATATTTATCATCTAGGACTACCTTCAAAACCGAGTAGTTCGGTAACAGGAGGATCTGGATTTATACAGTCCGCATTTACAGCCGCTAAAAGTATCGTTAAGAATCAACTTACAAGTTATTACAATAAAATAAGAAGCAGTTATTTGAGTTTTGGAGGGGGAGACTTTCGATCGGGTCTACAGGAATTCCAGGACTTTATGTTTTTACTCCATTATAGTAAAAGTTTAGAAAGGGTAGATTATACATCAAACGATACCCAAGCTTCTAAAATCGTTTCCCTATTTTATGAAAGAAGATTTAGTTTTAGAACTCATGCCTTAGTATTTCGAGATTACGACAGAAATAGAATCGTAGAGGTAGTCATTCCAAATAACGGTTTTACGATTTCAAGATCCGTTTCCGATACAAACACATACAAATATTCTCTTACCCTTTTAACCTTAAAAGAACTAGAAACACAAATCACAAGTAAATCAGTAAGATCTAATTTTGACGCGTTTAGAACCATATCCAGACTTATGAATGAACTGGAAAATATAGTCAACCTACCTCTAAAATTATCAGGAGCGTTGCTCGGAGTCGCAAACGGGGTACAAGTGTTTGCCAGTTCTACAAAAAGAGTACTAACGTCTTGGCCAAGAATGAAGGATCAATTCAACGCTCAAGGAAAACTAGCCAGAAAAACATTTGAAAACGCTAAAAACGAATTAGGAATTAAAACTAAAAAAAGAGGACAAAGCGAAGACGAAATTTTTGAGAAAATAGAAATTTCATCTAAAAAGTCCACAAGTCACGAAGCTGAATTGAGACAAAACTTAGAGACTGCGATCAGTGATTCTTATTCATTATCTCGTTTAATTGCACAGGTTTTAATCCCTGTGGATTCTTCAGGGTCTATTGAAGCGATGTCACTTAAACCCAACGCGGATTTAAGCGACTGGATTGATAACGACGTGTATAGACATACAATCACGATTCAAGAGATATTAATAGAGATAAAAGCTTCTTTGAATATTTCTTCCACAGACAACGAATATAAAATCTATCAAGTAAGTCCTGGAGATAGTTGGGAAAACGTAGCAGAAAAAACGTTAGGTGATAAAAACTTAAGTCAAGCTTTAGCAAGATTTAATACGAGTAGGGACACGGTTTATTTGGACAAAAGGGCGATTAAAATCCCATACGGAAAAAATACGAATATATATACTCACTTACCCGATAACCCAAATCCAAAAGACCTAGAAATCGCAATTATCGGGTGTGACCTAAAATTAAACGAAAATAGGGGAATTGAAGTTTCACCTACAGGAGATCTTGCTTTAACAGAAGGGGACGAAGCCTTAATCAATGAAATATTAGATATGATCGACATGGTAGAAGGTTCTTACCTTGCGGATAAAACGTTAGGGAATCCAATTATACCGGGTGAAATATTAGACGATACGTTAAAAAATAAACACATTCGAAATTTATTAAGTCAGTTCAGATCCAATCCTAGAATCAAATCCGTTAATCTTTTGAATACTCTACAGGAAAAAGACACATATTATTTTAACATAAAGATAGAGTCGATAACCGGATCTAGCTTTATACTATCCGTATGAGGAATTTTACAAACGACTCTTTTGAGTTTGAACAAAAACCACAATCTAAAGATTCTATAATCACCCCTTGTTTGTTTGCGACCGTAACCGAAGTACTTCCCCGTTTTAGAGTCAACGTACTCACAACTTTCGGAGAGATTTTTGTAAAGGTAAGAACTTTAGGACCCTTTTTATATCCGGACGGGAAAGCACACGGAAGGGCTTTTGGAATCAAAAAGAATCAACTCGTTTTACTTGAGTTTATTGGAGGTTCGTATCGTAGTCCCGTAGTTACGAAAGTATTTCCGTTTCCAACCAAAGATTCGGATTTTGGAAACATTTCAGAATTTGTAAGAAAGTATTCTTTTTTAAATCCTGAAAAAGATATAATCGATTTTCACGAATCCGGATATTTAACAAGACAGACTACAAATAAGATAGAAGTCTATGACCAGGATCAGACAATCATATTCGAAATCGATTTTTTAAACTCAAAAGCAAAAATAAATCTAAACGACTTAGAAATCACAGCAAATACCAAAATAACCGGTAACTTAAGAGTGGAAGGAAATATTTCTTCAAGTGGAACCATCGAGTCTGAAAAAGATGTAGTCTCAAATAAAAAATCCTTTAACGAACACGGTCACGGATATAACCCAGGTCCATTACCTCCTTCAAAAACTTCCCCTCCGATATAACTATATTCTATTTATATTATGGAGAAATTATTAATATCCAAAAGAACCGATATTTCCATACCACCCAAACGGTTTTCGATTGAAATCAAGCTTCCCGGTTCTTCTGAAAATCTTTTTTTTCCTGTGGAGTATATAACTCATATACGGTCACAAAGATCCTTAAGTCCTGGAAGAGGTGGAATCACTTTAACAATCCCTTGGCAAGAAAACTATATTGTACAAGTGGGGGAAGACGAGCCACTTCCACTTTCAGAAATTAAAACGTTTGAAACAAAAAGTTTTAAAGAGATATTTCGGGTGAGAAGTATCGTTTTACTTTATTACGACAATTCAATCGGTAAATCAAACGGATTTAAAAAACTCAATTCCGGTAAAATTAAGACAATCACAAAAGATTTTTCACCGGAGGCAAATTCGTTTGTATCCGTCCATATTGCGAGTCTCGAAACGATTCTAACAGACACAGACTTTTTTATAGACTATCAAAGAATAGAAGGAAGACCCGGAACTAGAACACAAAGTACCTATGCAGGAGTACTAACGAGTGCTGCAAAAGTATTTTTACAAGGACAACTTAGTGATTTAATCAAAAACTTTTGGGACGAATTTTTTTGTAATCTTTTAAACGTTTCTAGATACTGTGATCATAACGTCTTAAAACCGACAACAATCGATAACGACCCGAACGCATTACTTTCCATATTATTACCGAGAAGAGCATACACAGAACAGTTCGTATACGAGTCTCAAGTATTGTCTAGTTTTACGATTGGTCAGTATGTCAATTTTTGGGAGATACTAAAGTCCTATCTTTGCGAACCGCTTTATGAGTTATTTGTAGATCCATTAGAAACTTTTGATATAGAGGGAGTATTCGGACAGGGTGTAAGTTTTGGAGAAATCGGGTCGAATAGACTTGAAACCTATGACGTAGGAAGTAAGGAATCCAAGGTGATTTTTCGTCCTACTCCTTTTTATATGTTTTCAGTCGACGGTAGATACAGGAATCTAGAAAGTTCTGGAATAGATGCGGTATATACGTTCGATTTAGAGGATATTCAAAATCATAGAATCGAGGAAAGTGAGGAAAATATAGTGTCTGGGGTACACGTAATTCAAAATACGTTTCAGAGTTTTGGAACCGTACTTTCCGAACCTAAGTATGAGGATAGGATCAGGTCAATTTTTGGACCAAAACTTTTACACGTTAAAATACCGGGACTTATTTTTAGGGAAGAAAATCTAAGACAGTCAAGTAAGGAAAATTACAAAACGGAACTTTCTAGCATTCGGGATTTATTATTTTCTATCTTTTGTGATTTAGAGGAATTAAAAATAAAAAACGGAAGTTTTGAAATTCCATTTATTCCTTTAAGACCTGGAATCCCTTTTCAAATCGATTTTGATCCTGAAAAAAAATATCCGTTAGATACAAACGAAATCTGTAAATTTGGATATATAACGGATGTAGTGGATGAGTTTAATCAAGCGCGTGCAAATACCACAATATCTTTTAAATGGGGACCGAGTTTAGATTTTCAATCTGAAATTAAGAAATAGTAAAAAAGAAAACCGATACATTCCAATTTTGTTATATTAAACTGTATGCCCGCTTTTTTAGGCCCTTTTTCGTCGGAGGAAATTTTTTCAGAAAAAGAGGAAAAAAATCTAAAAGCCTCACAAGTGGAATTAGATTTTTCTAGTCCCCTTGGAAGTTACAACCTAGGGGAAATTTTACCATTAGGAACGATTGTAAACAAAGTAATCATAAAAGTAGATGTATCTTTTAATGACCTTCCCATTTTAACGATCGGTAATACTGTATCTCCCGACATTTGGTTAGATACATCCGGTTTAGACTTGTCGATGGAAGGTATATATATGGTAGAATGTTATGATTCTGTAAATTCGACCACTCAAGGGAAAGCCTATTGGAATCCAAAAGGTTGTACGAAAGGTAGGTTAAAAGTGTATTTTATTACTTCTTTTTAAGACTTAAAAAACCTAAATTGTTTGAGTTATATCTGCTAGCATAAGTAAAAGATTTTATTTGCTATTAATGTTTATTTAAAAACTCTATTTTCACAGCAAAATAACATTGAATTATCCTAAAATATCCAATCTTTAAATTATTTTTACCATGTACATTCTAAGACTTACTAATTTGACTTATGTCACCTTAAAACGGGCTTTTAAAAATGTTACCTTGACTATAATAGTTACACCAATTTCATTACCAAGGTGGCATAAAATGAAATATGCAATCGTAAATAAAGTATCACTTGCTAAGGAATGATTATGATACAAAGTAAAATATTTATTATATTTTTATTAGTTACAATTATTTTGAATTGTAAACAAGAATCTGGAAAAGATAACTTATTACCTTTACTTAATCAACAAACTTCAACAACTCCTACGGATAACTCTAAAGGAGGCCAGTCAGCCGCTGGACAGTCAGAAAATAGTCTACCAAGTCTTCCTCCTGTGGGATCTCCAGCTACAGAATTGGCTACAAATGCTTGTACAACGAATTTACGCGTATGGTCCAGAAATGAATTTCCCACCTCATCTAAAACTCTTACCGCGTTAGACAATGGTATGGTCGTATCCACCACAGGAGACATACTGAGCTATTTTTTTCCAATAGCAAATGGAGCGGCGTGGAGTTTTGGGCCTCGATTAAATCTGAATAGATATAAACCAGCCGCAGCGGCAATTTCTCCCACTAGGGTTTTGATTTCAGGAGGATTTGATTTAAGTGAGTCTGAAATGGACACTACGGAAATTCTAGATACTGCAGGAGTACAGACTTTTGATCCCGTAACCGGAGAACTCATTAGCGATACTCGGCATATAAATGCGAATTCCATGAATACTCCCCGAGGCGGACATGTATTGACTGTGCTTGCAGATGGTAGGCTTCTTGCAAGTGGAGGGACTCTTTTTGTAGGAGATACAAGATCAGAAATTTATAATCTTGCTACTGGACAATGGACCGAAACGGGACCGATTCAACCGGCAAGAATTTACCATACAGCAACTCGTTTGAATGATGGTCGAGTGATGGTTGTCGGCGGGCTTGGTAACACAGGTACGGACAGTTCCAGTTTCAGCTCTACTTTAATTTATAATCCCCAGACTGATCAATGGGTGGACGGTCCGTCTTTAAACCAATCTCGGAACGCACATACGGCAACCCTACTACAGGACGGTCGTTTATTGGTTGTGGGAGGGGATTCGAATGGGGTCTATAGACAAACGATTGAGATTTATAATCCCAACACAAATAATTGGACAATGTTATCTATGCCCGGACCACGCACAGAACACGGGGCTTATCTAGAAGGAGACGGTTCTGTAGTGATTGCGACTGGAAGAAATACTGGACTCGTACAAACTACACTTCGTTATAATCCAAACACAGATACATGGTGTCATCTACCGAACATACCAAACGATGGTTTCTTTGTTGGAATGACAGAGCCACTTGTACTTCCACTACCAGGAGGGGGAGCGACGTTTAGTGGGATTCTTTCCATAAGATAAGTTTAATATAAAGAATCTTTGTTGTAACTCAACCTTCTGATTTCACTTTGAAAGGTTGAGTATTTTATTACTTCTTTTTTAGACTTTAAAAATCCAAAAAACCACAGTATAAGTTGTTAGATAACTCCACTAATTAAAGTGGAGTTAAATGGTTAATACAAGATTTTTAATGTGAGTCATACATTCAAATAGAAAATGAAACTAAAATTTTAAAAATTCATTCCATAAAAAAGGAATATGTTTCATAATTAAAACAAAACCTTGAAAAAAATAAAAGGTTCAATCGTCTTTAAGTATGTGACGAACCGAGAACTTAAAATAGAGGAAGGAGTCATATATAATCTGTTTTATATGGGTTTACCCGTAAAAGGTTATTATATTTCCGGAAACTGGTTTTTAATGGGTTTTATTGCTCGTATAATCAAAAATCTAAAAATTCATCCGGATGGTTATCTATTCATAGCCTATCAATGTAGTTATCTTGAAGTATTGTATTTATTTTTAAAAGGTAAATTTATTACGAGATAAGAACTTTAAAACTCCGATATTCAATTTCCGTTTAGAGTCTTTTTTATGGAGACAGTATTTTTACATCCTTTCGAGATTTTAAAAGCAAGTCCCGAAGAAAGAACGGGTGCGATTAGAATTTTAGTCAAAGCATCCACCGAAGAAGAAGACAAACAAGGCGAGATTATTCTTAAATCCGCATACCAAGACCCTTTGATGCGTAAGGAATTCTTAAACGAAGGGTATTTTGATTATAATCACCTAACGGATATAATCGATAAAGAAATCAAAGAACTCAGATCCCAAAATAGACTTACCGCGTCTCTTTTGGTCGAATTACAAAAATCTAAAGTAGAATCGATTATAGGAGGAGCCGTACAAATCGGATACAAGGATGATTTTCCGGTAAACTTAAAAATTTTAGACGAAGGGCTCTATATCCTAGGAAATTTATTTCCGGAAAATAAATTCGCCGAAGAAATTAGAAAAGGTCTTCAGGCTGGTTTTTTAGGTTGGGGTGCATCCGTATCCGGATACGCAAGACCCTTAGACAAACAAGGGAATAAAATCCGTAAAATCAAACTAAAAAAATGTGCAATTGCACCTTTACAGGAGGTGTATAACCCCAATACTTCCGTACAACTTTTGAAGGGTGCCGTATTTTTAAAAGACTTAGATAAAAAAACGGAATTTAATCAGGAAGGATACGAAAGCCAAAATCAAATCCAAAAAGAAGAGAAAGAACTAGAAGAAAGAATCCTAAGAGTAGAAAAAAAACTTCAGTTTTTTACCAAAATCATAGAACTAGACCCGTCTCTACAAGAGCGATTTTTAAAAACAATATTTTCCGATATTTCAAATCGGTTTAAAAATAAAGAAATGAATTTAGGATCTATAGTCCTTAAATCCGTACTTTCCGAGGAATATCACTTAGAAGGAGAGGAGTTAGAGACGTTATCGGATCTATTGTTTTTAAAACTTAACGGGGATAGATATGCTTAAAAGTGCAATTTTACGACTCAGAGAAAAAGTATCAAATACGAATATATCAAAATCGAATTTGAACGTTTCAAAACCGGATCTAGAAAAATTAAACGGTGAGGTGACAAAACTATTAGAAAGTGGGAGTCTTTTACCTGAAAAGGAAAAGATTGAAAAGTGGGCACTATCTCAAGGATTAGAGGAAGCAGAAGCTATTGTATTTGCAGAAGATGCGGTAAATTCTTATTTTAAAAGTTCAGAAAAAGAAACCAAAACAAAAGAAGAAGAGAAAGAATTAGAAGAAAAAATACAAAAATCAATATTACTTTACGAAGAAGTGAATAATACATTAGAAATCTTGAAATCAGGTCAAGAAACACTTGCTGAAGCAATCGAGTGTCTTTTAGAAAAAGCAGAAGAGAATTCTAAACTAAAAACCGAAGTTTTAACCTTAAAATCTCAAGTTGGAAATCTATCCAAAGAGAAAAACGAAACTAAAAATCCTGTTACGACTCAGATTAAGAAATCGAATCTAAACGGTATGATTAGCCCTATGGAAAAAGACAAAATTTCAAACAGAATCATTGAGCTAATTAAACAAGGAAAATGTCAAATCGAGGATCTTTCGTTTTTTGAATCCACACACAAACTATCCGAGAGGGTGGAAAAATCTTTTAAAGAAGAACATAAGGAAAATCATATATGACAGGACCCTATTCTTTAGAACAGTTAATAGAAATCCAAAAAGGATTTCAGGCAAATACGGCCCAAAACGGAGCTTCTCCTTTTATAGATTTTAACTCATCCGGTGCCACCTTATCTATGCAGAGTCTCGATAAAGTTTTTGTGGCACTTGCATCCACAGATAAGGACTTTAAATTTTTTAACGAAGTTCCAAAACGAAAAATCACTCAAACCTTAGCTGAATATAACCGGTATAAATCTCATGGAGGAGGATGGTATCACACGTCTAATATCGGACAAACCGACGAACCCACTTTCAGAGACGCGCAAATGGAAAGGGTATATAACGAGGTAAATTATAGCGCGGAAGGATTTTCTTTTAATAGAGTAGTAGATACGGTACAAAATATACAAGACCCGGAACTGATACAGTCAAATGCAGCTTTAAAAAGAGCAATGGAAAACCAGATGAGGCGAATTTGGTTCGGAAGTAAAAAACACAATAGAAACGAACAAGACGGTTTTAAAACCGTAGCAAAAAGTTTAGGTAAGGAATTTTATACGGATTGTAGGGGTTCTTTACCTTCAATCGATCAAATGAAATATATTACGTCTAGAATTCGTACTAAGTATTTCGGACTTACTAATTATGCAAAAATGCACCCATCTACAAAAGCGTTATACGATCAATCTTTTGATCGTAACGGTTCTGCAATGGTGGTTCAAAACAATAGTTATTCTCCTGGAAACATTTCTATGTCGAATATTGTGTACGGTGTAAACGATTCCAATTCCAAAAATAATTTTATACAATTTGATGATGATATTTGGATGGATGCTCACGAGTGGGGTGTACCTATGTGTTACGATCAAAACGGAAATCGTGTAGAAGGTCCAACGAGTGATACGGAAGCTCCTCCTACACCCAGTTTTACGGTTTCTGTAATTCCTTCCGTTCCAAATTCTTTATTCACCGGATCTTATGTAGGAGAATATAGCTACCGAGTTTGTGCCGGAAATTTAAGACATTATTCAGGTCCTTCCAATATAGAAAACGTATCCATTCCAAACGAAGGAGCAGCAGAGTTAAGTATAACCCCTGGAGTAGGAGGAATACCGGAAACACGTTATGTGATTTTTCGTTCAACTGCTCCCAATTCGAACTTGATTTTATACCAAAAAACTGTGGAAAGAAATCTAGTGGGAGCGGTCACGATCGTACAGGATCTAAACGAGGATTTACCCGGAACTACGATTATGGTTTTGGGGGACTTTAATGCAAAATCTTCTAGCGACGAAACAAGAACCTTAATCTTGTCCGAACTTCTACCCTATACAAAAACACTCTTTCCGTATGGTGCGGGTGGAGCTTTAAGAACAAGACTCGGGCTTGTGGAAGGTTATAGCGTCTTACAAGAGTTAGCTCCTGAAAAGTTTCACGTCTTTACAAACGTGCCTGTAAGACTTTAGAGTATATTAAACGATTATAAAATTCTCCTTTTTTAAATGGGGTGATAATACACCCCTTTTTTTTATGAATTACGAAACTCTTTACAAACAAGGTAAATTTCCAAGAACTCAAAAAATACTAAGTACCATAGCTTTAGCCGCTAAGGAGTCATGGACACATAACGTATTATCCGCAAAACCTTCTTGGTGGGGTAGAATGGCAATGTCAAGTGAGTCGGGTGGAGGAGGTGGAATTTTAATCAAAGAAATCCCCGGTGGATACAGGGTATTTCATCCAAATCGAGGTAAGTATAACTATATGGCGGTAATTGAAAAAGGTAGACCTAGATACGATATGAGACCTGCTTTGCTAGGAGGTAGTCGGGCACGTATGGGAAAAAATGGACCCTATGTAATCGTTCCTATAACAAAAAACGAAGACGGAACACCACTTTCTTTTGAAAAAAATACGATCAACTCAGTCATTATAAAGACGGGAAGTTTTAAGGAAGAAAACGCACACGGTCAGCTAGTCACAAGAAACAAATACAAATACAGACAAGATCCAGGTATGACAAGACAAGGGAATGTGTTTGTAAGAGAACAAATTTACAAAAACGGAAACGTTCAGAGGTCTTTAGTTAAATTTGTAGTGGTCAACGAAAGAAGTAGGGATTTTTTTCAAGCGGCCATTCCGGCACAAAAGGTTTTTAGTAGAGTCAAAGAAGACGTTCATAAAGCTCTCAAATCCAAACAGTTAAAAAAAGCGGTCGCCTTGGATGTTAAGGATTCTATCAAAGAACTACTCAGTAAAAAAAGAAAATGAATCTTTACAAATAAAAGTAATCCCATTATTTAAAATTACATGTCAGGTATGACAAACCCACACGACCGTTTAATTCGGGAGACATTACAGGACAAAGAGGACGCGATTTCCTTTTTTAAAAATAGTTTACCCGAAAAAGTAATCGAACTTTTAGACTTAAACCGTTTAGAACTTACACAATCTAGTTTTATTTCAGAAAATTTA